GTAATCGTTAAACGATCATGAGGGCACCCGCGCCCAACTAGGATGGACGCGACTAGGGGCGGGCGATGATATCGGCGGGATTGATCGATACACCTTGATGAAGGAGGCGTATAAGGCGTATCGGAAAGACCCCCGGGCGCGGAATATCATTGAAACTTACGCTTCCTACGTTCTTGGCGATGGATATTTTGTCAAGTTCGAAGATCCCGAAGAGCGGGAGCGCTGGCTGGGATTCGTTGAGGAAAATAGATTTGACGAGAAATTTCCCGATGCTGTTAGGATGACGTTGGCCCGGGGCAATCACTTTTTCCTGCTCTTCCCCGGTGAAGACATCCCGCAAATTCGCCATTTGTCAGCAACCCAGGTAGGGGAGATAGAGACTGCCGAAGGTGATCCCGAAAAGGTTTTAAGGTACATTGGGCGAGATCAGTATCATAAAGAGGAATGGCCCGCCGAGCGCCTGATTCACATGCGCGTATTGACCTTTGGCCAATTGTGGGGACATACTATCCTTGAGCCTATCTTGACGGGGTTGGCACGGAAGCGTTCGCTAGAAAACTCACAGTCGGTGCTATTGAAGATTGTGGCAAGCCTCCCAATCATAAGAAAGGGTCCCTGGACCTCGGAGCAAATCGCTAGTCGAAAGAATGACTTTGCGGCATTGCCTCCTCCGGGTGCTGTCGTCACGGTGAATAACAAAGAGGATTGGACTGTGCCCAATCATCCGGCGACACAAATGAACTGGCGAGATCAGGGGCGTTCCCTAGATCTTTCGATAGCGGCCGGAGCCGGATTGCCGTACTTTATGGTGTTTGAGGATTCCGGGGATACTAACTACGCAGCGAGCCTGGTCGCGGAGGCTCCTGCGATGCGAAGATTCAAGGAGATTCAAAGCTCGTTTGCGTATAGTCTCAAGCAGATTGTTAAGCGAGTAATTGAGCCAGAAAGCGATTTTGAGGTTGGCTTCTATCCAATCGTCCCGCGTGATGCGCAGAAGGAAGTCCGGGCGTGGATGGAACCGGCGATTCTTAGATATATTTCATGGCGAACCGCCATGGAGAAGCTGGGTATTGATCCCGAGGCTGAGGAAGAGAGAATGCGGGCTGAGGGATTGTGGCCCCCGGGCGGAATGGTTGACCAGAAGCCATTCCCCGCAGGTGGCTTTCAATGGCGGAATCCGACCAAGGACATTGAACGCGCCATGATGAAACAAACTTTGCCAAAGGAGTAAAAATATGGAGTGGCTGAAGTGGTTAGGGGATTTGTCGCCTGTCGCGCTATTGGTTGTTGCGGTTTGGGTGATCGCGACGAAAATCATAACCCCCCTGCTACGCAGCCACGAACGGGCCGTTCAAGAAATTACAATGGCCCATACTAAAGAGGCAGAATCATTTTCTAGAAGCCTTGATGAAAATACTGCCGCCGTAAGGCAGTCCGTCCAGCACAATGAGAGAATCATTAGTAATCATTTGTCGCACGAGACAGAAATATGGAACAGCATTAAAGAAGAATTAGTAAAAATGCACCAAAGCGTCGAGCGGATGAACAATCGGCGGCGATGGACAGACGGGGAGACAAATAGTGGGGGCAAATGAGCTTCGTCAAATTATTCTTGCGGGCCGCGAGAGCATGTATGGCGAGGCCGAGAAGGAAATCGATGACATACGCCGTGCCTTGGGATTATCACGCGAAGATGTCGCGGAGTTTCTGGAACTCCTAAGACGCGACGAGGCTCGTGGCAGATTAACAGTCCTTCAACACGCCCAACGGGGACTTGACACATCCGCGATGCTTTGGAGTTCGCTAATTGCCTTTCTGAGCGAACGATATGTCTCTTCAGTCGATCTCGGCTGGCGGCTGGGACTTGACACCGCCAACAAGTTCGCGAAGGCATTAGGCGAGCGATTCGTGTCGCAACCGCGCGATATGGTGACGATCTTGCGACAAACCGTTATCCCGTTTGCCGATAATCATACAATGGCAATTGAGAGTCGCCTGCGGGGCGAATTGGTACGCGGGATAATGAATAATGAGAGCGTATCGACAATAGCCCAACGGCTTGTCGGGGCGGGGTTAGATACAGATGGTACGCCGTGGAAAACGGCAATGGCCCGCGCGAAAGCGACAGTGCGCAACGAAGCTTCGCGGGCATATCACGCGGCCCTAAGGGAAAAGTTCGATCGTGAGCCTTGGGTCGAGGGGTGGCAGTTTGAGACCTTCCCCGAGGGACCATGGCCATGTTCGAGATGTGAGCCGCTGCATGGGAGGGTTTGGAAGAAAGACGATCCCGAATTGATGATGCCCCCCCTTCATGTTAATTGCCGCTGCCAGCTTCTGCCAGTTACTGTTCAATATGGGGCATATAAGCTATAAAGCCAGCATCTTCTCTGGATCTTGCTGCCATGCCGGGATTCTGTTCTCCTTTTTCAAGAAAAGTGTTTTCCATTCTTCAAACTCAGCGGGCCACGCCCGGATAACAAGTTCAGTATAACTTGCTTGTCTGTCTATCGTTATACTATCAGCACAAACCGGGACTTTCTCTTGCCAATTGGCACCGCCCTTTCTATGTATATTGATCCAGAATGCCCTTCCGGTTGTTACCATTGTGTGCATTTTGTCATTTTGGGCGGTATTTAGCCCATATAGGTAAAGATGGACATTTGGGGGCGCTATTTTATACTTCCATTTACTTACTTGGAGTACAAGGTCGGCGATTTCCCCGGGGCGGGCCCGGGGGGTTAGGAGCGCGGCCGCCCTTGCTTGGGCTATTCTCCACTGTGGCGCAACAAAATCTACAAGTCGTTCCGGCGTACCGAAACGTTGTTTAAGGTATCGCTCAAGGCGATCGAGGGCTTGTTGATTCCACGGCTCATGGTTGTGGCGCTTACTTAATATATCGACATCTGTGCAATAGCTAACATATGGTGGATCGGAATAGGTCATTCCCTCGGCCAAAGAGAGATATTTAAACTCTTTTTCAAAATATACTTGCCTCTTCACTACATTATACCACGCTGGCCAGTAAGCATCGTCGTCGATTCGATGTTGGGTCGCAATTTCTGCGTGACTGGTAACTCCGATGGCATCATAGATATCCCCAGTATAGTTGTCAAACAGAAAGCTATGAAATTGGCACATCGTCCCTCCTTATTCGCCTTGCCACTCTCCGTCGCATTTAGGCGGCGATGGTGCACATAGGCTACAATAGGATGCCCCAAGCGGCATATAGGATTTGCTTGAATCGTATGCGATGACATTCCCACAATTCGGACATTGCCATACCCGCAATCGGGCCTCATCAATGTCCCCGTATGTTCTTTTCATGCGCTTAATAGCGGCGTTGAGCGTGTTTGTCGGGATGCCGAGCGCGCGGGCTAACTCCTTCCGGGCCTTGCTTCGCATTTGTTCCTCCTTTGTTTCTTAGTGAGAATAGTGTACCATAACTATCGCTAATGGTCAAGAGGAAGAAAAAGAAGCCCTGCGATGAGCGATTGGACGCTTGTTATTGGCAATTCGCCGATTTGTGTCTCTATTTTCCGTCCGTCAAAAATGGGCGGCCAGAATTTCGGCGACGGGCCGAGGTAACGATGAAAGAGTGTGAGGCAGCATACATACCGACTGAATATGGTAGCCGCTATAACCCGCTACACTTTGTTGCGACGCGTAGCAAGAAAAAGATTGGGCCTGAAAGGGATTCGACGGCGAAATGAAGGCTTTGGTGCGGGAACACAAAACAACTGGCAACATCAAAACACTCTTGGCTAAGGCCAAGGCTTGGGTCGTCGGCTTTGTCGATGGGCTGCTTCCCGGGCAACGACACATCGACACTTTAGTACCCGTTTTAGCGTAACGCAGGTTGCGTAATCCGCAATACCTTGCCCCGGGTCAGGGGCTACTCCCGTAGAATCCATTGTCGGAACTTCGCCGGACTCGGCTTCGATGCCGACAGGTCCACCAGATAGTGCAGAATAATAACCATGTTGTTATTAAGCGTTTGGCCGGGTTCGCTTAATAAGCAAAATCGTTATTCATTTTCTTAAAATAACGATGGCCGCTATTTCGCGTCTGGCCACATTCCCAAAATAACACTTTTGATCCCCCCAGGATACTCTCCGCATGGGGCCTTTGGCCCCGGGGTTATCTATCATGCCATGGAGTAAAGGCAATCTACCCAGTTCTGGGTCATTTAACAAACTTAAAGGCGACGATCTCGAACTCGCAATCAGTATTGCGAACGGGGTCTTAAATCGCTGTTTGCGCGAAGGGAACGATCGTAAGAAGTGCGAAGGGCTTGCGATCGCTACTGCGTTAAAGAAGGTTAAGGAGAGAAAAATGAAAGAATCGGCCTCTGTCGCGGAGGCCTATGTTGAGAAGGCCTGGGACAACAGCAAGGCCGATTACACGATTGAGCAATTGTCGCGTGCGGTTCCCAGGGCCATTCTCAAATGGGCCAAGGCGCAGGCAAAGAAGGAAGATCGTGATCTTACTAAAGACGATCTAAAGCTGCGATACAAGGAGCCAAATGGCGACATCAACATTGAGGGAATCCGTGCCGCACTTCGCCGGCTTCCCCAAACGGAAGATATCCCGCAGGATGTTCTGGATGATGCCCGCGAGGAGCTTGAGTCCATGCTGAAGAAGGCCAAGAAGGCCCTCAACATCGAAGAGGCATTCGACGAGGCGCTTAGCTGGGGAGTTGTTCTTAGTGAAGGGGATATTCGCGAAGACGATGATACCGTAAAGGCGGACGTAACGCTCATTAAGGCCGGATGGTCTGCTAATAACCGCTATTACAGCCCCTCCCTCCTGGAGCGCAAGGCGAGTGCCTTTAATGGCATTGGCGGGTTCGCTGGGCACAAGAAGAACCCGACGGTAAAAGATTATGCTGTCGTTTTCGAGAATGTGCATTGGGACGCTAAGCGCAAGAGTGTCCGTGGCACATCGGTATTTCTAGATGAGGCCGTTGGGCGATTGGCCAAACGGGCGCCACACCTTGTGCAGTTCTCAATCTACGGAAAGGGGAGCTTGCGGCGCGGGAAGGCCGAGGGACGCAGCGGCTTAATTGTAGAGGATATTCCGGAGATTCGATCGTGTGATTTGGTCGTCAACGCTGCGGCTGGCGGGCAAATCAACGCGATCCTTGAATCGCTGGATGAAACTAAAACCAAGGAGTCTTATATGGATATCAACACGCTTTCCGATCTTAAAAAGGCATATCCCGACCTTGTAGAGGAGTTCCGCAATGAGGTTGTGGCCTCCCTAGAAGATCGTGATAAAGATGCTGAGATTGCCGATCTTAAGGAGCAAGTCGATGCCCTTAAGAAGGCAATTCAAGAGAAGGATGATTTGCTTGCCCAAAAGGAGCAGGCAATTGAGGTATACGAGAGCCGCGACTTGCTTGAGGCAACTCTGGCCGAGTCGGACCTTCCTGATGCCTCCAAGGATCGCATCCGCGAGTTATTCAAGGAGGCGGTTGCCGAGGAAGAGAAGGTTAAAGAGGCTATTGATAAAGAGAGGGATTATCTGAATCGCCTTAAGGAGGCTGGTATCGTTACCGGCGTCAAGGCCGAGAAAGATCCCCTTGAAGAGGAGGTCGGCGAAGATGCCGAGCTACTCTATGAAATTTTCGGTGGTGATGAATAATGGCCCGCAACTACGTAATTGTTGATGATTCTGCACCCAAGCATCGGCGCTTTCTGAATGGGGGCACCGCGCTGAACGAGGGCGATATGGTTGTCCTTAGTTCGGGGGCATTGGCAGAGGTGGCAGATTCTTGCACTACTGGTGTCGTTGGAATTTGTGCCGAGGATATCGCGGCCAGTTCATATGGAACGGTGTACATTTCCGGTGTCTTTAAGGGAACGGCAGCGTCCGGCGTGAACTTTGCGATCGGCGACAAGGTGTATGCGGCCGGGGCCGATACGCTCGACGCGGGATCGCAAAACGATATTTGTGTGGGCAAGGTTGTCCATACAGATCCATCCGCTGGCGGCACTGTTTACTTCGAACTCTGGTCGATTATCGATCGCGATATCACGGCGCACGCTGGATAGGAGACTTAAATGGCTGACATTCTAAATAAACTCGACGAAACTACTGCTACCGAGAAAGGTATGCGCAAGTGGACGGGCGACAAGAAGATCGTCCTGTCTGAAGATGCGCGCGACTTTCTTGCGTGGGCAAAGAAGCACCCCAACGCGGCCCGCCGGATGCCGGTTGTCGATATCCGGGAGTCGATTGGGGCCGATGCGTTTGACTCCATCACCCTTGACCGAATGCACAAGCGTCTCCTCAAGGGCTATCAGGAGTGGACGCCAACCTGGCCAAAGATTGTGTCAACTACGACCAGCATCAGTGACTTCCGCACGCGGTATGCCATTATGCACGGCTCGTTTGGCCGGCTGCCGCAGGTATCGGAGAAGGGTGCATATCTGGAAGTCGAATTCTCGGACGACCAGATCACCTATACTCCGGCGAAGTACGGAAGCACGTTTGGGTATAGCTTTGAGGCCCAAACCTACGATGATCTTGGCCTCCTTGAGAAGAAGGTCCAGAAGCTCGGTGCCGCTGCGGCCCGGACGCTTGACTACTTCGTTTGGTACACGCTGATTGATTCCAATCCAACGTCCTACGATGGGTCCACTAGCTTCTTTGATAGCGCGACATGGGGCAACGTGGAGTCTACGGCGGGGCTCAACTATGAGCGGCTCAAGCATGCCTATCAGTTAATGCTCCAGCAAACCGATCTTGACTCTAACGCGGCGATGTTCATTCCTAAATATCTCGTTGTGCACCCAGCGCAAGCGCTGACCGCGCGCGAGCTTACTATGTCGCCGCTTGATCCTGATACGGCCAATAACACCAAGAACGTGCTCCAAGGCCAATTGGAGGTTATCGTAACCCCGTTCCTGACTTCTACCAATTGGTATCTAGTCGCTGATCCGTCTCAGGCGGATACAGTCGAAATTGGCCTTTGGCATGGGAGCGCGGAGCCTGAGTTCTTCTATGAGAACCCGGACTCTGGACATGCTTTCGACTTTGACGAAATCAGGATGAAGGTTCGGCTTTGCTTCGGAGGCGTCGCGATCGATCCCAGGGCATTCGTCCGGGGCACAACGGCATAGCCAGGCATTCTAATGGGGGATGCCGGCAAAGGCATCCCCCAATAGGAGGAAACATGATAAAAAAGATCATATTGGCACTGGCACTTGTCGGGATGTTGGCATTACCGCTTATCGCGACGAGCTACACGCGCTTCGATGACCTCTCTTTCACGTCGAGCCTTGCCGTCGGCGCGCAGGGAAGTGAGACCACCCTGTTCGACTCCGATGGGAACTTCACCGCGCCCGGAACTATTACTGTGGGGGAAAGCGGAACTGGATACGATGTGAAGTTTTGGGGCGACACGGCGGGCAAATATTGGCTATGGGACGAGGACGCCGACGGCGTTGTGCTAGTTGGCTCGTTCACACAGACGGGGAACATGGCCATTACTGGGAACCTATCTATCGTAGGAACCCTCACCGTCGGCGTTGACGGAACCGGACATGATGTGAAGTTCTATGGCGATACCGCCGGGGACTATTGGCTCTGGGACGAGAGTGCTGACACGATGATTATCACGGGAAGCGCCCTCGTACAGACAGGGACTCTTACGGTAAGCACCAGCCGAGGAGTGGCCCTTACTGGCGCCACGAGCTTCACGTGGGATCCAGCGAGTCTGGCCGACGGTGCCCAAGAGGCCAAGGACGTAACTGTAACTGGAGCGGCCCTTGGGGATTTTGTCCTCGTGGGGGCTGGCGTTGATGTCACGGATCTTCTCGTTTCTGCAACGGTGACGGCCACCAATACGGTGACGGTTGTCATCGCCAACGAGACGGGGGGCGCGGTTGACCTGGACTCGTCTACTTGGTATGTCGAGGTCATTCAAAGTCACTAATGCTGCTATGGCCCTTGCGGGCGTGTCGCCCGTAAGGGCCGATAGCGGTTGGAGATAATATGTCTTTGCAGCAAGTTCTAAGCAAGAAACTAACTGAGGATGGGGCTGTCTCGGCCAATCCGGGGAAAATGTGGACTTTTTGCTTGCTTTCCGATGGCACTAATGCTGGCTCCGTTGTCTTTAAGGATGGCGGTGCGAGCGGCACGGAGATTTGGAAGGCACAGGTTACGGCAACGGCTGGCGACATGGCCGTTGTTACATTCCCGGATGGGCTGAGTTATAACACAAGCCTCTACGCAGATGTGACCAATATAGGCTCGCTTTACGTAGCGTATACGTAAGGGGGCGATTGCGATTTCCTTCGCATATGATGTTTCGACTGATCGGGGGAAGGTCCGCCTTCTCCTCGCTGATACCGCATCAAGCAACTATACGTTCGAAGACGATGAGATTGATGCCTTTCTTACGATGGGCGACTCAAACGTCTTCAAAACAGCCGCCATTGCGTTAAGGGCCGCCGCAGCGGACTTTAAGAAGGTCCTTGGCCTGACGCGCTTATTTGGCGAGGTCACTCTGAATTATACGCAAGCCGTTTCGCGACTGATCGATCTGGCGCGCGAATATGAGGAAATCGCCCAGCAAGATGCGGAAATGCAGATGACGCAACTGCAACAGAAGATCGATCTCTATGGCCGCGATTATACAGACTATGACGAGACAACGGCAGTGACCCGCGATGACTTCAAGGATTACTATCAAGATAAGTGGGATGCGATGTGAATAGCCTAGTTGCTTCTCTTGGAGCGAATCATTTGGCGTTTCTTGTGAGTGTGGCCGAGGTGTTGGGGCTGTCCAACATCAAGCCAG